GTGTGCCGAATAGTGTGCCGAATCGTGTACCAAATCGTGTGCCACCCCAAGTTCTTCTTTTGTATGAGTTCCCAGTAGGTAGTACCCTTCTATTACTTTTAGATATTCTTTTATTTCTTTGCAGTCTGTCTTGCAACGTTTAGCACACCATATCGCAAACTCTCTGGCTGTTCTTTCATCCGCCAAATAAGCAAATACCCAGATAGCATCATCTACGCCATTTTTATAGTGTTTGTAATTCAACCATTCCAATAGTGTCCATGCTGTTTTACTGTCTACTCCGTCAAGGTCTGTTGGGTTGTAACAACTTCCCTTTGCTCTTATCATTCTAGCTGTTATCTTTTTCATGTTCTACTCCTATATTATAGTTGTTTAGTTTGCAGGTTCTATTGCTTTGTTGTTAGGTTAAATATTGGTGATATTGGTTTTGGCATTAGCTCTCTTTGCCTGTCAGTCCCGTATAATGCCACATAATGCAGAATCTCTTGTATCATTAAAGCATCTGGTATAAACTTTCCGTTTCTGGTTTTCATAGCTTCCCTGTGTACTTCTGGCAAGTTGCCATTGGTTTGTATAGAAAAACCTTTCTTCCCGTTCTTAGGTGTTATTCTGATCGTTCTATTACCGTTCCTGTCTGTATGTAGTGAATATTTGAACATAATATACCCCTATTAATTTATTTACGTTACCAAAATCTAGGTGCTGTTTTTTCGCCTGTGTATATCCAACCACCTAAGCTATTCTCTAGAGTTGGATAAGTATCGTGTCCATTTTCGTCATGACTGTAAGGTTCACCCATTTGAATAGTTTTATTAGTCCATGTTCTAGGTGGTAAGGTTTCCAGAAAATACATTTTCATTTCATCATCCACGAAATCACCTACTTGTAAATATTTCAATAAGTTCTTTCCGTTCTTGTGCTTTGTCTTTATCTGACTGAACCCTTGCTCCGTCTTCCTGTTCTTCTTGGATCAGGTTGAAGGGTGTTTCTTCTGGTGTGATGAGTTCTTGCATAATTATCCTGTTCTAGCTGTTAAAATACATTCCCTGTTCGGCGGCAAGAAACAAATTCTCATCAAAAAGAGCTTTTTTAAGCGCTTCTCGTTTTGTCAATCTCTTGCCCGTTTCAACATCAAATATATTGTTGGCCTTGATTGTCCATAATAACGTGCGTGTGTATTCTTTCATGTTTACCCCTCCTGTTACTGGTTAATGTTGTCTTTCTTCTCTCATGCAATATAGAAACTATATCACAACTATATTGTAAGTCAAGCGATTAAGAATAATAATCACATTTATTTTTAGCTGTTATTTTCAGTTAGTGCTTGACTCTATCTATTACCTTACCTTAATTTAACCGGCATAATGAAAAGCAGTCTAACACATGAAGTCAAATTTTTAGAATGGGCGCAAACGAAAGGCTGGGAAGTGACCAGGCGGGGCGGGTTGCGTGGTGCTCTTACCTGCTTCAATAAGAAGAATAAAAACGGGATAGCTTTTGTTGCTTGTCGTAAGTCCAACAAGCATGGTTTAAGACCGCCATTGTTAAGAGTGTATAATCTCATTCATAAAGTCGTGCCTTGTTACCGCTTTGACCCCCAAGACCTCCTGCAAAAGCATGATCCATATAAAGAGAAACTATTAAGGGCCGAGACCAAGAAGCGTAGCGCTGCCAGATCAAGAGCGAATAGACAGGAGGCCGGCGAGGAATGAAGCTATTAACCGCAAAAACAACAGACAGACCCCAAGAGGGCTATTTCACGCCTAAACCGGCTCTATACCGCCCCAAAATCGCAACCGTTAATAATACACCTATAACACAAGGAAAACCCGTACAGCTTAACCTCAACAACCGTACACAAGGTTGGTAAGGACGGATAAAGAGTAAAGTAATGGAAATCAATACAGATACTATTAATGTAAATAAGCCTACAGTAGAGCAGATGGAGAAATTTACAGAAAAGAAGAAAAGAGGTAGACCAAAGGGAAAAAATGTAAAGGTTGCTAAACTTGACCCTGAAACGTATGACGGCTCTATACCCCTGCAAGACCCTATGCAGGAAAAATATGTGCAGAATCGTAAAGACGGCAAGAATAAGAAAGAATCTTATATATTAGCCGGTTATAAATGCAAACCAGAATATGCAGGGCAAACCGCCGGAAAGATGGAGCGAAAGACCCTCGTGGCTCGCCGGTTGTCGTATATCACTACAGCAGATATTGAAAAAAGCCGTGAAAAAGAGGCTGAAAAGCTGAATCCCCTCGCTTCCCCTGATGATTTTAAGACGTTTTACTACAATATAGCTGTAAATGCTGATATTAAAGACACCGAACGCCTGAAAGCATGCGCCTCACTGGCTGAGATGATAGGTATTAAAGAGCAAGTAAACGCTGACAAAGCTAGGCCAGATCCGGCTGTAATACTAGCCTGGTTGACTAATGTTAAGCTGCAAGGCTCTACACCTGCCTTGATCATGTTACAATTTGATGGACTCCAGCGCATAGCCGACGCAGTTTTAAGCATATTACAGGCTGACTTCGTGACCATAGGCATAGGCGGAGATAGTGCCACCTCGGCTATAACGTCGCATAATAGCGCTTATGTTACCTCGGACATGGCGCATGGTGGTGATGACCTTATGAATGTTAGTGATGATGTGATGAGTGATGATGTAGCCTCTGATGGTGGTGATGGTGGTAATGTGTTGATTCCCACCGGCCCTGGATTATCGCATACGGAAACCGGTCGGCGCAAATCGGGGGGTACAGCGGGGGTCCCCGACCGTCTTACCCCCCTATCTAGTGTCGTACTCCCTGAGCCTGAAGCACTTACAGAGAATCCTTTAAAGCCTTCTAAACATGCTATGGACTTGGCAGAGGCTTCTACTGTTTTCACCAAATTACCAAAAAGACCCCGCGAGGGTTACGAAACGATTGATAAGTCAATAGAATCAATAGAAATTGCAGAATCTTTACCAAAAGACGAGGTTTCTCACGAGGGTTCAGAACCTATCCTCAAAAAAAATCTCGAAACTCCTGTTGCGGGGGGAGATATGATTGAGGCAATGGATGAAGAGTTAAACGCAATAACAGGAGGTGAATAATGGATTGCAAAGAACAGTTATCAGAATACGCACATGAAGCATGGTCCGGTTGGATGAAGTATTTATTTGAGCAGACGATAGTTGATCTTGAAGGATTCACGGTTATTCCTACGGAGTCTGTAGAACGCTGGAAACGTCAGATGAATACACCTTATGCCGATTTGCCTGAATCTGAGAAAAATTCGGATAGACTGGAAGCTGACAAGATGCTGGCTATAATCATTGGCAAGCGTAAAACTACTCCTGAGACACATGTAGCAGTCGTTGAGCCTGATCCGGTCAAATGCCCGATGTGCCATGAACCATATCCTGACGGTTGCGAGCAGACAAACGCTATCAGCGTTTACGGCAAATGTATTCCCTGTCTCATCAATGCTGAACTTGATAATGGTGAGGATTGGGATTTAGAAAAGGTTAAAATGACACATGAACAGATGGATAATTGGAAACAACGGTTTCCAGCAACAGGGAGAAGATGATGAGTAAGATTAGCATGGCAGATATGGACGAGAAAATCAGGGCATTGGAGCTAAAGATGGATTCAGTTCAAGGGCTCTACATCAGCTCCAAATGCGTTTAAAGGCTGATACGGGGTATATTATACAGGTAAAACAGCATACAAACCCTGTACTGGATTATCAATTATATGAGACTAGAGTAAGTATTGAGTTTAAGGAGGAATATAATGAACATTGACCTATTACACATAATATACGAGGATTTGGTAATCGATACGGAGGATGAAAATAATGAGAAATAAGATCCGGATAGCTTTAGGTCGCAAATTTGGATACGGCTCAATTTTGCCTGTTTGGGCTAGAATAGTAATGTTTATACTGTATCCGTTGCCTATTAGATGCTGGTTCAATCTTGACCTGTTCGATGTAGGAACTATGAGCTATAAACTTGAGGGTATCAATATAACCAGAGAGTTTCTTATGGCATTAAAATTTAAGAGCCGAAACTGGTACAGAGTTACAGGAGTGCATGACGGCTACGTTCATACTGAATGCAGAAATGAATTTGATGTACGCCCCGAAAATGAGTCTTGTGATGAATGCTGCTGCAATGCTGATGCTACAACCTATGAGTTATGGCGGGTATGGAGAAAAGGCGAGGATCTTCCCACAACAAGAGTTATGGGTAAAAAATGTGATAAACATAAACCAGAATGGTTGAAATGAACCACAAAGAAGCACATTTAAGCGATTTTAGATGCTGGCGCCAGATATGCCGTGAGGTGCTACACAGATCTGGTGAGAGGCTTGGAGATACTTTTGTATGGGTATGTTCAAGGATCGGCTTTGCGATAGTTATGTGCTGTATTCCGGTGCTTTTAGCTGGAGTTTTGTTTTTCGGTATAATCGTTGGATTACTTGGTATTTACGGATTTGCTTCTAATTTTGCTAAATTTACTGGAGATAGAGACAGATGAAAGAATTATCACAATTAGTCCGTTTTATAGTGTTTTTCGGTGTTTCAATACTAGCGGCAAGGGCAATTTATTACGTAACACGGTTTATAGATAAATCAAAAAAAGGAGGAAAATAGTATGAGTGGATTAACAGTAAATAGCGTGAATAATACCGGTGCCGGTGATGGTGCGGAAAAAAAGGTTGATGACATTGCGAAAACCGAAGACCTTAATCCTGTTGAAAAGAAGGAAGCTAAGTCTGAAGCTGGAAAAAAGGTTAAGAAAGCTAAGAAAGGTAGCGTTTTAGAGTCTATTTCTAAGGCTCTTGACTTAGCAAAGGACGTTCTTGATCTCATAGAAGACCTGCATGACGGCCTTGAAAAGCACGATGTTGAGATTAGCGCATTGCGTAGCGCTGCCCGTCAGTTTGTTCATATTGGCACACAGAAGAAAGCAAAAGAGGAAGCAAAATAGAACTTATGGGGGTACTCTCGAAGACAGCTCCATCAAATCTACGTATACGCGACAGTCGTGCTTTTGGAACAAAGGGAGTGATTGTATTTCGGAGTACCCTCTTTTACTTTGGAGAAAATAGAGCAATATGGAGAATATTATGAGTATAGAGCCGAAAACAGGTCAAACCATGAATGAGTTTATAGCAACGAGAGCTCCTGAACGTCAGCAAGAGCACTCTGAAGAGGATAATCAGCAAAGCGTAGTTGTAGCCAAGACTGAATTTGAAGCGTTTTTGCAGGCTAAAAAGGATTTAGGTCATGGTTGATAAGGGTGAAGATGCTCAAAGGCGAGCTTCGCCTAAGATTACAGTCACTATCAGTCAGCCAAACTATGATTTTTTAACGGAACGATTAATGCCAGCAAATCCTAAACTTGGTAAGCTTTCTCAGGCGGTTGACTGGTGTTTAAAAGCAGTAAAGGAGGCAGTAGAAAATGATAGCTCCACTTAGAGTAGTTGAAGGCGTCAAGAAGAAGAAAAAGAAGTCTAAAGGCGATATTATTGAGGATAATTGCTCTTTGGCTCTTATGCTTAAAAACTCAAACGCTCTTTTAGCTCAGATTCATAAGCAATGTAACGATCAGGTGGCCGCAAATCGCCTGTTAGTGGGGCTTCCTACTCAATCTGATAAGCTATTGACTGAAATTATCCTTAATACGGTCAGCTATAAGGGTTGGGACGCTGAAACAATGGAAATGGATCCAGAGGAAGATTAATGGAACACATTGTTGATATAGCTGCAGATGAGCTACCTATTGAGTTTTCAATGGAGAATAGCCCTGTTATACAGGCGAGGCTTTGGGCTCCTGTCATGCAAGCGTATCCTTGGCAGAACGCAGTATTTGATGCCTGTTGGCGTCCTGGCGCTCAGGTAGCTTGTCGTACATGTAATGAATCTGGTAAATCGTCCTTCGAGGTTCCTGTGCTATCCTTGAGCTTTGCAGCGGCCTTTCCAGGCTCTCAGACGGTTATCACCTCAGCTTCAGAAGATCAGATCAAAGAACAGCTTTGGCCGGCAATTAGGGCTATGGCCGTTACCCGCAAGGGCTGGATAGTCACTTCAAACAAGATCACGGCCCCGAGCATTGACGGTATAATCCCTGGTTCAACTATCATTATCAGGGTAACAAAGCAGGGTTCACGCTTTGAAGGGTACCATGTTCGCAAATATACGGCTGCAGATGGTCGTGAGGTCTTCGGTCCTTTGATGATTATATCCGATGAAGGTAAATCTGTTCATCCAGAGATATATGAGGCCATAGAGCGTTGTAACCCGACTGTAGAGCTTAGAATCAGCACAACCGGCGAGGATAGCGGTGATTTCTATGATTCCTGCATGAATACAGACGGTTTATGGACTACTGGCTGGGACTGGAACGGTGAGCACCATGATTTTGTAATACCTTGGACTAAATGCCCTCATCTACTTTTCGGCAAGACTTATGAGCGTAAGAAGGCTCTTTTAGCCAAATTAGGGCAAGATCACCCTACTGTATGCTCGATTCTTCTCGCTGAGTTCTTCAGGGCCGGTACTCGTATGGTCTTCCAAGATACCGACATGACGGCTGTAAAGCATTGCATGGCCGGTTTAACACCAAGAATTAAGGGTCATAAGCAAGCATTTTGTGATTTCTCCGGTGGCGGTGATGAGTTGACCTTCCAATATCGAGAGGGTAATTACATTCATCCGATTGTTGCCTGGCATAGATCCGGTAGCATAGCGCCAAGCGTAGAGGCTGACAAATACATCATGCTATTCAAACAGGCAGGATTCTCTGTCGGTGAGGCTTCAACTCAGATAGCAGGTGACAATGGTGGTTTAGGGGCTGGTATCATTAGCGAAATGAGCAAGAAGAGCTGGAATATCAAGAGAATCAACCCGAATGTCAAAGCTAAAGACGAAATGCAGTTTGTTGATCGGTACGCGGAATGGCATTGGGACTTGAAAGAGCTCATTCAGGACCAGATGCTTATTATCCCGAATGATAAGATTCTTCTGGAGCAAATGCGACTCCGGCGGTATTTGATGAAAAACACTGAGGATAACAAAGTCAGGATTGAGCCTAAAGATGATGCCAGAAAGAATAGGCGCGAGAAATCCCCTGATAGACTTGATACGCTGGTACACCTTTGCAGGAACATGGAAGATATGCCGAAAATGAGCGAATTAGCTAATCCTTGCCCCAAGACCGGCACAGTTAAGGAGTTTTGGGACAAACAAGCAAAGTTCAAGGAAAGCGAGAATGAATCGTTTTTCGGGGGCGAGTGGGCTGATTGAGCTTGACACGTAAACCTAATTGTGATACATACCCGAACAATGAAGATCGGATTGACAAACTATTCAGAGACAAGTTCAAAGAGCTTTGTTCAAAGGAGTACGGTGAGCTTGTAATCAAAAAGCATAATAATTCTTTCATGTTTGAGCTGACAGATAAAGTTAAAATAACAGCTTAAATAAGTCTTGAGTGATTTACACAGAGACGCTTGGTTAATAGCCAGGTGTCTCTTTTTTTTGTTAATTTTTAAGGGGCAATATGGGTAACACTGACAAAGGAAATAAAAAAGGCGAGACAGCTCCTTACATTGACGATATTCAAAACGATCTTGGCGCCAGAGCCCAATGGAATAAAAGAGACGATGAGATTATCCAACGCCGAAGAGGTCGCAGAAAGACCACTGGCCAGCCTTACCCTAACGCTCCAAATCCTGTAGTTACAATCGTAGATGATGTAGTTTCTAAGAAGACAGATTTAGAAATTACAATGATTACAAACGCTCCACATAAAGCTATTTTCATTCCTATCGGTGATAACATTCCTGTAGGCACAGCTCAGAAAGTTCAGCAAGCATTTGATTATTACTTAACTCACGTAATCGATTATCGCCCAAAAAAAGAAGAGGCTGTAGACACTAAAAATGCGCGAGGTTTTGCTGTAACGAAAGTAATGCGTATGGACCACCCTAAGTACGGAGTTATCCCTACGTTTGAAACTGTTGATCCTAAAGATTGCATCGTGCCTGTTGATACTAAAGTTCCTGTAAGCATAGACGGTGAACGTGTTGTAGATGTTCTGCGTTGGTCTAAGAGACAGTTGCGCGATAAGAAGGGTAAAGATTCTGTTTGGATGAACATTGCAGAGCTTGAAAAAAGACTTGTCCCTGAAAACGATCTTGAGTCTGACGGTGATACTGCCGGTAGTGACAATGACGATGACAATATCCTAAGCGTAAATGAAAACATCATTGGTATTAACGCTTCAGATTATAGCCTTAACAGAATTGTCGTATGGGAAACTTTCCATTACGCTACTGAATGGGACGTAAATAACTCAACAAGAGTTCCTTTGAAGCTTGGTCAAAAATGTATCACTTATATCTGCCCTGACGCTCCTGATCTTTTGCTTAGAGCTCTTGCATGGAAAGAGCCTGACGAAAAGGTAGAGCTTACTCCTGACGAAATGGCTATGGAAAGAATCAATGCCAGAGTAGAAGGTAGAGACGTTGAAACCGAAAAGACTATTGTTGGTAAAGATAAATTGTGGCCTATCATTCAGCACAGATACGAATACGTTGATCGTTACTGGTATAACACTTGGGGTGTAGGTCAGAAATGTATGGACAACCAAATTACCGCCACAGGTATTAAGAAGAAAAAACTTATCTGGATGGATTATGCTACAAATCCTGTACTGGAAAATGACGGTACCGGAACCAGCGAAGCAAACAAAAAGATTGTACCTGGTGGCGAGCTTCCTATTGGATTTAAGTTTGCAACTCTACCGCAAGCTCCTACTAATTTTGATTTTGATATTGACCAAGAAAAGCGTGACGCTTCTCAAAGAGCTGGTGCCGGTGATTCAATGTTTTCACAAGATGTATCTGCCCGTAGAAAGCTTCAGAAGACAGCAACAGAGGTTAATGCAGATGTAGCCGCACAAGGAATGGTATCAAGTGCAAGCGTTGATCGTTTTAATGATCCTGATAGAATCCTATTTCAAATGCTATGGGAAGATTTAGCACGTTTGAAAGTAAAACTTCCCGTCATCAACAGGGGTTTATACGAAGGTGATCTTGAAATGGAAGCTTACGGATATGATTTTCTTATCGTACCAGCAGCAAGCCAAAAGACTTTAGATCCTGAAGCTGAATTTGCTTCTAACGCTGGCGCTATTGATTGGGCTATGAATTATGCTCAGATGACTCCTTTGAAAGTTACAGAGGCGGTAGATTTTGCTTTAACTCAAAAGAATCCTGATCTTGCTAAGATAATGTTGCAAGACCCTAACGCTGAAGGACCACAAGGGCAGCCGCCGATTTATCAGGTTATGCAACAAATCATGGGCATGCTTAAACAGCAAGGCGAAGCAAATCAACAGCGTGATAAAGAAATTGAAATGACTCAAAATCTTGCTGTAGAAAATTCAGAAAAGATAGAGGACGAACATAATGATGAATCTGTTTAAAAAGAAACGTGTCCCTGTAAAGCGTGAACCTATACCGCTGGTCGCTCCTGTATTTACCGCTGACGAAAAAGCTCATCTTCAGTCGATGATGCAAACTGAATTATGGAGTAGGGTTTTACTTTGGCTGGATTATAAGCTTCTCGAAAGATTCCTTAATTCCAATATTGATATTTCTAAAGACGCTAAAAACTCTTATTTACTTTGCCGCCATAACCTTGCTGAATTAGGCAAACCTAACGCTGAAAAAGAATCTAAAAAAGACGAGTATGATTACATGCAATCATCAGTTGATGAAATCCTAAATGAGAAAGATTACGCTCACATGGATTTTCAAGATTAATGATGCCATTGCCAGCGAACGTATCGCTGAGAAATAGTAGGCTCCCAGTCCTTAACTGGAGAAAAAAGAGGCACCCCGTCCTTATCGGGAGAAGGAAAATGACTAAATGACAACGGAAGAGACAAAAGTGACAGACAGCGAAGTAAAAACTGAAGAACCATCAGCAGACGAATTGTTTGAGAATTTGCAAGCTAAGGGTGCTGAATTGGAACCTGACGAAGATACTACGCCACAGGTAGATGAACCGGTAACACCAGAAAGTGATGATGCTCCTGTCGAAGATGACGCAACTCCTGAATCAGAGGATGAGCCAGTCGAAGATGAGGAAACTCCCGTAGTGGATGGAGAGGAAGCACCGAAGGTTGAAACTAAAGCTGAAGATGAAGTGGCAGAAGGGGAAACTCCAGCTGAAGATGAACCGGAAAAATCCGATAAGGATAAAAAGCACGATGAAGCGTTTGCAAAGATGCGTCTGGAGAAAAAGGAATTAGCGGATAGGCTCGATAAGTTAGAAGCTGAAAGGGCTAATCCACCAGAGGTACAGAAAACGGTTGAAGGTGTCTTTTCGGATTACATGAAAGCGTCTACCGAAGATAATACTGCTGCTATGCTCGCTAATGAAAAGATCATTGGTGAACAAATGACCGCACCTATGCTTGTTGATGTTATTAACAAAGCTAGAGACGGAAAGTTTGGTGAGAATAGTCAGGATGTTGGTGAGATAGCCACAAAGTATTTACCTGTCGCAACAGCTCGTCAGCAACAAGCGGAACAACAGCAAGTAGCAATCCAACAGAAGTTTAATCAGGATTTGTCTAAGGTAGGCAAAGAGTTCCCTGATCTATTGGTTGCAGACTCATCTCATAATAAATTTATGAAGGAATGGGACTTGAAAATGCTTGGGTTGGATAATAAGGGCAAGAAAGTACAAGAATCAAAATTGTCGGATGATGAGGTAAGATATATTGCTGATAATCCGCTGGTTCATGCTCGACTGATGAATGACTCTTACGAAGTTGCAAGTAGTCAGACTGAAAAATTAACGAAAGAAAATAAGGAGTTAAAAGACAAGCTTAATTTAAGTGAGTCTCCAGAGAAATCTTCTGCTCCTGTCAATGCTGATAAAGGAAATAAACCAGAGACCGCTGACGCTATGCTTGACAAGTTAAAGCAGAAGTCATTGGAGCTCGCAAAATAAAGGATAATTAAAATGAGTTTAAATCTAACTACACTTCTAAACGATAGCGCCGGCAGAGCTATGGTCGAGGAATATCTGAACAAGAGACTCCTTGAGCGCCGCGATTGGGATGGTGTTCTTACAAATAAATCGTATGGCCGCGTTGACCCTATTGCACAGCATAGCGGTCAGTGGAGCAAATTTACTCGCAAGGGTAAAGCTCGTATTCCTGAGACTATGGCTTCTCCAGGTGGCGCAGGTAGTGACCCTGCTAGTGGTGGTATTCTTGGTGTCGATCAGGTGAAAGTGCCTATAGAATATATGCACGATTACATGGACATTGCGACTGTTGCTCAAATGACATCTTGGATTGACCTTGATGAATGGGTACGTGATGAACTTCCTGATGCTGTAGAAAGACGCTTGCATCAGCTTGTGCAAAACGCTTATGTAGTTGGTCGTATGACTCCTGGTGTTTGGAGCTCTACAACTGGCACAGCCGATACAGCATTTGACCAGTCAGCGGAAGCTACTGTAACGCTGTATAACGAAAGTTTCACATTCCTGAAGCCTCCTACATATTATGCTGCCGGAAGAGACTCTTTCAGCGAAATGGAAGCTGGAGACCGTATTACATGGCAGGATATGAGAAACATTGCTGCACGTATGGCAATGTCTGGTGCTAAACCAGTACAGGGCGGCCTAATGTGCGTTTGTTCGGCTTCATTCTGGATGGACTTGCTTATTGATGACGATGAAGGTCGTTTGACAGCAGCAATGGCCGGTGGATTGAGGACAGCAATCAAGGGTCTTGAAACAAACATGACATTCCACTATGCGGGATGGAACTTTGTTATAGATGACCAGCCTTTCACTGAAGATTTTGGCTCTGAAAACGCTCGGGCTAACTTCGGAAGTATTCACTCAGCTATATGTTTTGGCGCAAAATGCCATACATGGATGCCAATGACGGGCAAAGGTCGCTCCGCATTAACTAAGCCTGGTCCTTTCAAGGTTCAGGACGTAAGCAAGACTGGATTCCAGAAGAGTATTGGTTATCAGTTCCCTTATCAGACTGCTGTTGTAAATGCAGATTGGGGTGCTGTAATTAAGGCTCCTGTATCACAGGCTAAACCTAACAACTATGACGCTGAAAACCCAACTAAGCAATTAGATGGTTTTGACACAGGTGCGTAGAACAAATATTGGCAGGGGTTAGGCCGTAACCTAGCCCCTGATTTACAGTTAAGTTATTAAACACTCAGACCTTTAAAGGAGGAAAACAGAGTGAAAAGAAATATTATATGTGTAATGAGCCTATTGCTTGTAACTTTAGCCCTTTGTGGTTTCAAAGTTCTCAAGATGGCTAGTTTCAATGGTACTGGCACTTCCGCAGCAGCGGTTACTGTCAATATACCAGCCGGCAACGGGTATGTACTCGTTGATTCTATGTATGTTACTTGCGAAACAAACGCTAGTATGACTGTCAGACGCCCAAAAAGAAGTTCAAAGGTGTATGCATCTGTATCAGCAGCAACTAACATCGTAGTATTCACCAAAGGTAGCAATACTGTTGATGGATTCTCACCAACGGTAGGAACGGATGCAATTATAGTTTATAATAAAACATCTGGCTATCAATATGCGGTTCTTGATCTTGTTACCGCGTATGGCTCAACAACTAATATCACTTCCTATAATACGGATGCTGCTATTACTGCAAGCGCTGATGACATTGTTTATATTGTCGATATTACTGACAATATTACATGGCCTTGTCTTTCTGGAACGGCTCAGGTGGACGTAAGGTATCCGTTTACTGGCTTCGATCAAATGCCAGTACAGGCAACTATTCCAGCTACAGCTGGGGCAGTTGTACTCGGTGGAGTTTACTCTCAGATAAAATAGTAAACTGTTTAAGAGCCTCGGGGTCAAATCCTCGGGGCTTCTTAGAAGGGAGTCTTATGATTGTACTTGAAATTCTTAAATCAGCGATAAATAACGGTCTAAAGCTACCAAGAGACCCTATTCAGAGTGATATTCTTTCCCTCGCGCTCGATTTTTATGCTAATTCAGGAAAAGAGCTCTACGACTTATGGACTTGGGACAATAGAAATATAGATGAGCTTACCATGACTCCCGATTCAGACGGGATTATTACTTTTGATGTCACCGTAGACATTGTACGTGCTGTTAAGGCCGTAGCTACCGGATCTTCGGACAATGACGACACTTTTATATGGCCACAAGATCAGATAAATGCAGCTATTTTAGGAAAATTGGTGTCTCCTGACAGATTCGTTTACCTCTCTAATGATGCTACAACAGGCGGCAGGCGCATACAGGTCAACTCAGATGACGCTATAGCAGAATACAAGGTACTTGCCTTTAAGAAGTTCATACCTGCCGTTATAGATGATGACTACGACTCTACGGATCCTACAGCTACACCGACTGATTACCGCGTAATAGAATTTCCAATAGACCATTTAAATCCTGCAATTATAGCGAAAGTTGCCGATGATTTACGTGAATGGGATGGCCAAAAGTTAAAGAACGATTGGGAAGGTTTGGTCAAAATAGCAAGACAAAAGGTTGATAGTCACCAAGTACGCGGTCACGTAGTTCATCCACCGGAAGCCGTATTTGGAGAATTAGGAAACTGGTCATAATGTTAAGCGATAGATTACGTCAAAAAGTAGATGGTCAAACTTCATTTTCGGGCGGCATGAAAATGGAAGGTGATCTTGGTCCTACTGAGTACCGCTATGGAGAAAACATCGTAGTGCGTGATGGTGATGCTGAAACTCGTCCTGGTGTTCGCAGAGCCTTCCCTCTTCCAGATGGTTTCAGGCGCGGATTCTTCTTTAACGAGCAAAATGCTAGATTTGCTGATGCAACTCATACCGGTTTTTGGTTCCCGTTCTACTTCTTTGGCGAGCTATGGCGTACAATTCAAGGTGTAGAGTGGTATCGCTTTAACGATGAAACTGAGTTTAGCCAGATAATAGTCAATGATGGTACTGTTTATAAGCATAAACGTGGATTAGTTAAAGCCATCAAGACTGAAGACGAGCTCACAAAGACCGAGACAGTAGAGTTTATTCAGGGCGATAATAAGATTGTAATGCTCCGTTCAGGCAACCATGAACCTATGTTTTGGGACGGACTAGATAAAGATGAAGGATTTCAGAAATTTACCTCTGCCGGCACTACGAACCGTATTCCTTTTGCTACAGCCGGCGCTTATATGTTCGGTAGGCTATGGCTAAAGAAGGGGAGGCATGATATTGAGGCAAGTGATATTTACGATTTTGACACGTATGATGAAGTCTATCAGCAATTTGGTGTAAGCAGAGGTGATTCCGATGAAATAGTAAAGATTATGCCTTTTAGAGAGAATTTTGCGTTTGTGTTCAAGAAACAAGCTACGTATGCGCTTTCTGGGATTAATCCTGTCCTTTTAGACGGCGATGTATTATCAAACCATGTGCGTGTAGAGACCGTTATACCTGATAAGGGTATGGTTGGTCCTCACGCTTTCGCCTTGCATGGTGAACAGATAACATTCCTGTCTTACGGTGGTATTACAAGCGTAGCAAGGTCCACTGAAGGTAAGCTTATGGGTAAAGACGTAACGCTTTCAGAGCCTATTCAGCCATTAATAGACCGTATTCATTGGAATTTTGCTCATAAATGTTGCGGGACATACTTCAAGAATTACTTGATGTTTGCCGTTCCTTTAGATGATTCAGAGACGAATAACTATATTTTGGTCTATGATCTTACCGCCGCCGAGGGAAAAGGTGCGTGGGTGTCTGCATGGAAGAGTGACATGATTCACCCAATGAGATTCTTTGTAGAGAATCAAGACCTGTATTTCCTTGATGAAGACGGAACTATCAAGATTATGTGGAGTGAAGACCCTTGGGATTCAGAGAATGTTTATGACGATACGCCTATTTGGGATCCAGAAGAGACTTTCAGTGAAGGCGATTTGCTTTATTGGTCAGTACTCGAAGAAGATAGAATTTACAGAGCATTGCAGGACGGAGGCGGTCAAGAGGTAACTGATACGGACTATTTTGTTCAAGTTACGGCTGATTTATCTCCAGAAGCCCTCTATCCGATAGAATCAGAGCTTAAACTTAGATTCTTCTATCACCAAGACGAAACAAGCCCTAAGCGTTACGGGCGCTTTCAGGTGGCCTACAAGCACATGAACCCCGAAGTAAGCATATACACCGAATCAGAGGACTACAGCACCAGAGTAGCCATGTTCAGCAACCAGGAGTACTCTCAGCTTGCCTACGATATAGCCGGTGTCGTTAATTGGGATCCTACGAATATCAATCTTGACCACGATAATCCACATAGAGGCGATTATACAGCGTTTATCTACCATGAATACGGGTTTTACACCGTAGCAGAAATGGCCGCTTATTTTACAGCCGGAGACGTTACTGATTTAGGAATACCTGCTAATGGCGCCAAGACTGGCTTCTTCATAGGCGCAGAAGGATGGGCTATTAACGTACACGAGACACATGATTTAAGATTTATTCCGGTTGTAGTCAACAATAACGCTATATCGGTAATACTGAAGAATACGCAAGGTAAAGTTTGGTTTAAAAGTGTGCTGGCTGTAGCACAAGAAAGTCAATTCGCAGAAAAGGACAGATAAATGAAAAGATTATTAATGCTCTTGGTAGCACTTGGAATGATAGAAGGCGCTGTAGCGTCTGACAACTTTATTAGAGGCTACCAGTTTGCCGGAGCTACTGGACTTTATACTGGCGTAGACTTAGAAGACCTTGTAACGGAAGCGAGATATGCTGATACTGCTGTAGACCCAAATAACACTAATAGATTGTTCGATACAACCTTCTTTACGAATGTTACTATTGGAGGCATAAGCAACCTTTTAACTATAAAAGACGGCTCAATAGACAATGCTGCCCTTGGTACAAATGCGGTTACGACTGACAAGATTCTTGATGGTACTATTCTTCCTGCTGATTTATCGTTTACATTCACTGTAGTTGGATACATGGAAGGCATGTACCCTACTTATGTAAATACAAATACTGTTTCGTTTACAAATGGAGCCGGATATTGCAACGGTGATTACTTTAATCTCAGGACTAATCTTTCTTATACGCTTACGGGACTGACTACAAATAGCGATTTCCATAATATATATCTTGATTATTCAGCGTCTACCCTCCCTGGCGTTATTACATTGTACGATACTACCAATGATCCCGTTTATGTTGCTGCTCAGGTTGGGTATTATTGCACTACGAGTACTACTGATAGACTTATGGCTTCTTTACTGTCAACAAACGGTGTAACTACTTTAGAGGCGTTTGTTTGTGATGATGGTGGTTACGTTCTAACAAATCAGATGATTGTAGAAGAGACTCTTACGGGCTCTCCATACTGGACCAATACAACTATATCTGTTCCAGGAATAATACCGCCAACAGCAAGTCATATACTTGTAAGAACGCTTGCTGCAGATTCTTCAGTAGCCAATACACTCGCCGGTGCAGCGCGAAAAGAATTAAGGGACTTAATGCCTGACCCTTTCGATCGGAACCAATTTGCTTATGACTTTATGCACCAATCGTATGGATGGCTGATAGCTACAGACTGGATGCCACTTGGACCTTCAAGAGATATTTATATATTTGGTGACAGTGTTGACGATGATTGGGAAGTAGGAATATACGGTTGGAGGATTAAACGATGAAGAAGTTTTTATGTATAGTTATGTTTTTAGGGTTGGCTCTTGGCGCTTTTGCCGATGGTAAGTATTACGCTTTTAGGGTTGAATTTAAGAAGCCTCACAAGCTCATCAAGGCTATAACTAAAACAGCGGTTAATCAGACTCCAGAGAGCGAGCTAATGACGTACAAAGGCAAGGATGCGGTACAGATTTTGGTAACTAAATCGGTTTATGACGCCGGTTATGACGCATTGACGAAAGCAGAGAAAGAGGCTTATGTTGACGCTGTTATCGATGTAGAAGCTGATGCTGACAAAGGCTCCATTGATTCTCAGTCTTTAATAGATGTTATCGCAGAGTTGACCGGAACGCCTGTCAATGAGGTTAAGCAGGAATTTAAAGACGCTAAGAAGACGAAGCAGAAATTTAAAGACGCTAAGAAGACGAAGGAGAAATAAATGAGCATTATAAGCGCCACCGTTACAAGAGGCATTACATACGTAGAGGACTCTCTAGGTCGCGTATTGCAGACCAAGGATCGCCTCCACCAATTAGGCAAGCCTACCGTCAATGTTACGCTTACAAACCTGATAGCAACAGAGGATTTGAAAGCTAATTCCGTGACGTCTGCAAAACTGTCTGCCGCCGTTCAGGCATTGATAGGCAAGGTTAAAATATCCGTAGGTCTTGAAGCTTCAGATGCAATACTGGTAACGGCGCAGGTTCAGGACGCTAATGATGCAGATTTATCTGGCTACTTTTTGCTGGATTGCTGGCTATCCGATACGGCTGTAGGTTCAGCTCCGACAGGTACACCTCCTGAGACAAGTTTTACACCTACAACCGGAACTATACAGCAAACCGTAACAGCCAAGAAGCATATTAAAGTCATTACTAATTCTACCGGTAAGGCTATTTTAAACGTAAACAATACATCTGGTGTTACGGATAGTTGGTATCTGAATGTTAATATTAGCGGCAAAGTTTACATAGGTGCAATAATCACAATAGCAATTTAATAATCAAAGGAGAAATTAGTAATGAAGAAATTAACAGTAGCTCTAACAATAGCAATCTTAATCAGTGTATCAATGGCTTTTGCTGGTACTAAAGGTATAAAGCCTCAAAATGTATCCGTTGTTGGATCATCTACGCTTATATTGCCAGCCGTAACGCCTACAAATTATAATGATTGGGTAGCTTCTACCGCCTATACAGTTGGTGAGTATGCGAGCGTCTACACCAACGATCATTACCAGAATTTCTATGTCATAACAGCTGGCACTAGCGAGACAAATGCGCCTACATGGAGTACTTCGGCTGACGTTACTGACAATGGCGTTACTTGGCGTTATATCAACAAACGTACAAGTTGCATACTTGCTAATCTCGGAACAGGCGTAAATACATTTGTTGCTTATGATAATGCAGCGGTAGCTTCCAAGGGGATTATCCTTCTAAAATCAGCGGCAAACGAATTAGTGTCTGACTACCTTGGCGAGATTTACGGAATTAATACAGGTGCAACAAACACGATTACTATTCACCAACAATAAAAACCTAAAAGGGACGGTGTAACATGAAGAAGCTTTTACTGGCTTTCTGTATATTAATATTAAGCGTGGCTTCTGTTCGAGCTCTCATCACAAATACTATAGATGGGATTGATATACTGATATTTGGTGATGCAGATACGGCTAACCTTCTTGTGGTTAATACTAATTTTATAGCCATGGGGAATGGTATATCTAAGTCCTGCGATGATATTACTGATCTTGCAACGACTCAGTCTTTACATACTGCCAGTATAGCTAATCTCATATCAACTCAGTCGGTAGCTACAACGGATATATCGTCTCTCATATCAACTCAGTCGGTATTGTCGGCAAGTTATGCCTCAAGTAGCAATGACTTGGTTGTTCTTTCGGGGAA